GTCAAGTTGAGAAAGGATAAGCGGGCCCTTTCTGATAAGCTGAAGCAAATTTCTGCAGATAACCCGCTTCTGTACAAACCAATGATGTCTCTTTGTGGTCAAGATCAGAAACCCGCCGATCATGTGTCTTTCATGAGAGGTGTTAAAGAACGTTTGAAAAGGTCCACATTTAGACACAATGAGCTTATTTACAAGAACGGCACAGCAGTGTATGGGGTTGCACTCTTCCAGGCCGTAATGAAAGCTTTCAAACTCAAGGATTCCTATGCGTGGGATCATATTCGTTTTGAAGGCTATGTAGCTGAGTTTGCTGAACGCAGGTCGAAAAGATCCGCTGCCTTAAAGACTATGTCTTTGCCTCGTTCAGAACCGGAGTTTCGTCAGTTCATCACGGCTAAGAGGCAGATGAAGGTGAAACCAGAAATTCCGACCTCAGGAAAACCCCTGCAAACATTGATGATCCATTGCGACTACTATTTGTACGCTCTAGGACCCATCAATATGTATATGACTGACTTTTTCTTGGATCATTGTCCCCCTAACATTTATCTGCATGTTAAGAAAACCTTTGCGGACTTTGATGCGTTTGCTAAGAAAATGATGTCTGAGGCTACCGATCCTTGGGAAGGGGACGGTAAACATTTTGAAACTTCCCTTGATCACAATGCAACTTACGCTTTTGAACAACTCATGCGGGTTGCCAGCGTGCCTGAATATTACATTCAGATCTTCCTTGATTACAAGATGCATGCTGTGAGTCAGTTGATGATTCATTTCTTTATGACCATGTCAGGTGAAGCTTTCACATGGTTAATAAATACCATCAAGAACATTGCTGAGACTCATTGTCGATATTCTGTTCCTCCAACTGCTCCGCAGATATACGGTGGGGATGATGAAAGTCATGCCCACCGGTATCAGGTGAATCCAAACTGGCATGTATGGAAGGAATATGAAACATGTGAGCTGAAACAAACCTACACAAAGACTCCTAGAAGTTTCAGCTATTATTTAACTAAACATGGAGCAGTCAAAGATCCAGTACATCTGCTAAGGAAACTCCTTATTGCTGAAGAGCGTGGGAAGCTAGAAGATGTGCTGGCCGGGTATGCTATTGAAGCCCGGTCCTTGTTCATTAAAGGTGATCTGGTGTTTGAAATCTTGCCTGAGGAAGCCGTTGACGCCTGGCAACTCCTTAATAGTGAGTTGTTCAATATTTTAAAACGCGTCAAGATTGATTTGGGAACCGTTGATGGGCATCGTTTGATGTTCATCAGACCGTTAATTCCCACGTCAGTTAAACACTGGGCACTCGGTTTCATTTCGGACATTGACACCGAATATACTTCTAAAACTCCGAATTCACCTTTTTCTCGGGAAGTGCTGAATAACTTCCCAATATTATCTGATCACATTCAACACAACGAGGAAGTTGAACACGTGTTGTGATGAATGCTGCTGAGAGCGTGTTGTCTGCCCGGGATCCGGGTGAAAATGCTAAGGCTCGTGACCCTCTTGACGCGAGGGGACCCGAACA